AATGATAATGGACTTAATCAAGTCTTACAAAAAATTATATTAAAAGAAGATGGATCTCCAGTGCTAGGAACTGAGGATACACTTCCTATTCGGTTAGCTGTAGGTGCGTTGAGTAAAATCAATGAAAACTTGGGAAAGTTAAAAACCAAGCCGTCGATGAGCGAGACTGGGATTCTGCAAAGTTAATCTCTATAGGACATCTGGCTAAAATGTATAATCAATTACCTAGTGTTATTATGCGTGATGCAACAACATTTGATATTATGGTTACAGATGTTTATACGGCTTGGGAAAAATTTAAAACAAATCCTAGTGATAGTAGTCAATACAATGAAGAACAATTAGTAGATATTCTTAAAAGTGTAAAAGGATAGAGGTATGGCATTAAAAACTGTTGATAGGTTGAATATGATTAGTAAAGAAATCACTAGTAAAAAACTAGTCGAGGTCGGTTATCCTGTTTTCTTAAAGAATACACCTGTTCGTTCAGGTAATGCTAGAAAGAGGACTGTCAATGCAGGAACAGAGATTGATGCAAACTATCCTTATGCAGTGGGATTAGACCAGGGACGCAGTAAGCAAAGTCCGACAGGTATGGTTAAACCAACTATATATGCAGTAAGGTTGTATATTCAGAAATTATTAGGAACTTAATTATGGCAAGGACAGTAGATGAATTAGTAGTTAAGATGACAGTTGACGGAACTGCTCAACTCAACCTAGCTAACGAAAGTTTAAAAAGTATTGATAAGACTACTAGAGCATTCAATACTAGAACATTATCTGCTAACATCCAGGACATAGCGGTCCAAGCTGAATTAGGAGTAAGTGGATTACGTATCCTTGGTCAACAAGGTTCTGAAGTGTTGGCAGCCTTTGGTCCTAAAGGTGCAGCCGCAGGTGCCGCGCTCGCTGTAGGTATAGCTCTAGCTCGTCCTGCATTGTCTGCTTTAGGATTTGATCTACGTAATATTACAGAGATGATTACTGATCTCGGAAAGGCTAATAATGCTTTCCTTGAATCGCAAAAACAAAATCAATCTAGTCTCATAGGCATGGGCAATAGTTATGGAGCGTTAACCAAAGAGGCTAAAGATTTCTTTGAAGTTAAACAACAAATCTTCCAACTAAAATCCGAAGATGAATCTAGTAGAGCAGTTAAAGAATTAGTAAAAGATTTTGGATTTTTAACTGAGGCTACATTAAAAAATGCGCAGGCAAGGATGGAGAATGCAAGACTTACTCCAGGATTTGCAGGAGGAGGAACAGAATTATTAGGATTACAATTAAGAGCTAAATGGTTAGGGTTAACTGCTGAACAAGCCGTAGTTGTGGGCGAAAAGTTACAAGATCTAGATAAAAAGTCTCCTAATGAGGTTGTTAGCACCATAAGTGATATTTTAAAATATTTAAAAGAACTCGGACCACAAACAGATGGATTCCGTCGATCATTTGAAAAGGTAATGGATCCATTACTAAAGGTTAATGAAGAATTAGTAAAAAGTAAAACTAATATTAAAGAGGCAGGACAAGAGGCAAGTAGATTTAATACACTCTTATTAGAAAGTCAGGCAACTTCTCTTGTAGACATAGGCAATGCTCGTAGAAGTTTTAATCAAGTCAAGGTCTTTGGATTAGAAGCACAACAAAAGATTGCAGAGTTTACCGAGCAGGCTAATCAAAAATCATTAAAAGATGGAGTTGATCGTGCAAAAGAAATAGCAGCCTTTGAAAATAAAACAAATGCTGAATCATTAGACAAACAAAAAGACTTTGGTCAAGCACAGTCAGAAACATTTAAGTCATCTCTTCTTAATAATGAAGCAAAGCGACGTCAACTTGAGATAGAAAGTGCAATTATCACATTAAAAGATAAAGGTCTGTTTAGTTCTGAATATAATTTAAAATATGAAGAAGACATTTTAAGAAATTCTAAAGAATATAAAGATACATTAGTTGGTATCGAAGAACAACGTAGGAAAAATCAAATCTCAGCCCAAGGAGCTGTTACCCTTGAAGCTCAGGCGGCCGCAATAAGAGATAAGTCAAATGGTATAGCTACTCAGACTAGAGATGCCGCTGTTAGATCCACTATCATAAAATCAGATATGGAGAATACTAGAAAATCCATCGAGGATCAGATTGCACGATATGGACAATTAGGTAATACTTTAAGAAGCATAAATGAACAAAAAATAGATATTAATTTTGCCAAGGGGCAGATTGGTAAGGGTGGATTAGACCAGCAATTTGCCAAAATAACAGAAGATGCACGTAAAGCGGCACAATCGGCGAGTCAGGCTTTTTCAGAAGGATTTAATATGGAAGATGGTCTTACTCCAGAAAAAGCACAAGAAATGACAGATGGATTAGCACTGATTAAAAAAGGGTATGATGATATTGCCGCCGCACAAATTGCCAATCTAGAAAGTTCACGCACATGGTCAGCAGGATGGAAAGAAGCCACTGCCGACTATCTAAACTCTGCAAATGATAGTGCCGCAATGGCAAAAACAGCATTTGAATCAGCAACCAAAGGTATGGAGGATGCTATTGTCAAATTTGCAATGACTGGTAAATTAAGTTTCAACGATATGGCTAACAGTATCATCGCAGATATAATCCGTATCGCGGCCAGACGTGCTATTGCGTCAACCTTTGCCGGTCCTTTAAGTTTCCTAGGGTTAGCCGAAGGTGGACCAGTATCTGCCAATACTCCTTACATAGTTGGTGAAAAGGGTCCAGAGATGTTTGTGCCAACCAGTGCTGGAAATATTGTTCCTAATGATCAATTGAGTATGGGTCGCGGTATGGGTAATGGTGATACCAATGTTACATACAATATTAATGCCATGGATGCCAGTAGTTTCCGCAGTATGGTAGCAAGAGATCCACAATTCATTTATAATATAACAGAGGTAGGACGTAGAAGCACACCGTCGAGGAGATTAGCATAATGTCAATACAAACAATCATAGACAAGGCTGCCGCAATAGAAATAGATCGTAGGCGTATTGTGTCTCAAAGCATAAGTCGCAGTCAGCGTATTAAGACAGCTGAACGTGCTGCCGCACAACCTTTGCAATTTGTAGTAACTCCTCCATCCTATCTAAAGTATTCTACTAACCGTGGAACTATAGAAGCTATACAGGCCATAGATAGAGCACAAGAAGTTCAAATCAATTTGGCCAATAATCCTAAGATGAGCTATCTTACAAAATATCAAGGTGGATTAATAACTACATCAACACTCGCGGCACTAACAATATCAAACTTCACTGGCACCACTGTGACCATAGACGGACTAACCACTGCAACCTCCACAGGCACAGTAATATTTGCATCAGGTGATTTTATACAACCAGCCAACAGTAGATATCCATATATTGTGACTGATACTGTTCGCAAAACAAATCCTTCTTATACTCAAGTAACTCTAACTGTTCATAGGTCACTAATTACCAGTGAAGGTATCAATCCTAATGGTCAATCCTTAAAGGTTGGCAATAGTTGCACAATGCAGGTTGTTGTTAATTTACTACCAACTTATAGAATAGTTCCTTATGACTTAGTAGAATTTAAAGACAGCTTTGTTTTAATAGAGAAAATTATATAATGGCACTAGACATCCCAGCACTAGAATCTACTAGAATACTACACGGTCTATTGATCGAGCTAAACGTCAATGACAACTCTTATTATATTTCTAATCTTTATAGACCTCTTAGTTATCTTGGCAATAATTATTTGGCACTTGGGCATTTTATTGGAATGAATGAATTGCAAGATGACTTGCGTTCAACTAACAATGCTATTCAAATTAGTTTATCAGGTATTCCCAAAGATCCAGGTGAAGCAGGATTGCCGGGCTATAATAGTTTTATTGATCTAATACTACAAACAGATATTAAAGGCAGTCGTGTAAAAGTCCGCAGAGTATTCTTTAATCCAGATACTAAAGAGTTCTTAGGTGTTCAAACCAGTCTAAGGTTTAGTGGATATATCAGTAATTACACATTGAATAACAGCACCGAATATGATAATAAATCAGAAAGTAATACATTGGTTATACAATGTAGTAATATTAATGCTATATTAGACAAGACGATTAGTGGAAAGAGAACTAATAGTGTAGATCAAAATTCTCGTGGTCAACAAATAGAGTATGATAATTCATTAGATCGTGTTGTTGTAATCAGTAGAACCTCATTTGATTTTGGAAAACCATACTCACCACCGGCCTAAAGATGATAAGAAAGATTAATAGATTTGATTTTGAAGAGATTGTAGATATAATGCTAGATTTTGCAGATGCTACAAAAATGAAAGGTTATAAAAGAGATGAATACAATCGTGAATATGCTAAAAAAATTCTATTACGCTGTGAAGTTGGGGGCATCAGTTTATGCTCGACCACAGAAGAAGGACGCATCCAAGGAATAATATTAAGTCTACGAGATAGAGATCTTTGGATACCTGAAATAATCAGGATGAGAGAACTAGCGTGGTGGGTAAGGCCAGAGTATAGGAATACCACAGTGGGTGCTAGATTGTTCCACGCTTATACCAAAGCCGCAGATGAATTAGTAAGTAAAGGTGAGATAGTCAGTTATACAGTTAGTAAAATGAGTTTTTCACCAAATTTAGATTATGAACGCAGGGGATTTAGGTTCCTTGAATCAACTTATATAGTAGGAGAATAGTATGCCTGTGTTTACAGCTATCGCTGTGTTTATTGTAGAAACCGCAATCATCTATAGCGGTGCAATAGTAGCCGCTGGCACCATTGCATTCGCTACTAGTGTAATTGCCGCAGGGTTGGCTATTGTCACTGCTAGATTGATAATGGGTTCGCAAAATCAAGGTGGCGGTGTAGAGGGTGCAACTCAAAGTCAAGGAACTCGTGTTCAACTTCCCCCTGCCAGTGAAAATAAAATACCTGTAATATATGGTAGAGCATTCCAACAAGGCATAATCACAGACGCACATATCAGCAATGAAAATAAAACAATGACCTATGTGATGGTGTTATCAGAAAAGTGCCCAACAGCATCATACACAATAAACAATATCTTTTGGAATGATCAAACTCTAAACTTTGGTGCAGATGGATATACAGTCGAAAGTTCAACACAGGCAGATGGCAGTAATAATTCTAATTATAATGGCTTAATTCGTATGTGGGCATGGGCTGGAGGTCAGGCATCCGGATTTCAAATATTTGGACCTAGTCCTACTGTTGATGCACAAGATATTATCCCTGAGGTTGGGGCAGGTTATTTTATGAGCGGGTTAGTATTTGCAGTAGTTCAAATAGATTATAATTCTGAAAAGGGTGTAACTAATTTACAAAATGTAACATTTGATATTACCTCCAGTCTCAGTAGTCCGGGTGATGTTTGGTATGATTATATGACTAATGATATATATGGTGCTGGAATACCTGGAGCAGATATTGATACTGCATCAGTCGCTGCCATTAACGCAACATCTAGTGAAATACCTCCTAACCAATTTCAAACAGATGGAACAACACCTAGCACACAACCACGTTATGTAATCAATGGTGTGTTAAACACAGTTGATACAATTAAAGCCAATCTAGATCGTATTAACGTGGCCAGTGCTACTTGGACAACATATGATCACAAATTAGGAAAATGGAGACTTATTGCCAATCGAGAATTAACTGGAGGAGAACTATCAGCTACAAGATTATATGATGATGATACAATTACTGGAGAGATTTCAATTACTTCTACTAACCTAGAAGATATGTATAATCATCTAGAAGTAGCCTATGCTAATAGAGGATTACGTGATCAAACAGATTATTATAAAGCAGACATTGCCGCTGAATTCTTAAACGATTTAGAACCTTATAATCTATTACGTATGAATACAGTATTCTGTAATAATGCTATACACGCCGCCCGTGTTGGATTGATCGAATTAAAACAAAGTCGAAGTGACCTAGTGATTACATTCCAAACAGATTACAGTGGATTACAAACAGAAGCAGGAGATGTAATCAAAGTCACTAATACAATATATGGATTCGATGAAAAGTTATTCCGTGTCACTAGAGTTAGAGAAACAGAAGGTGTTGATGGCGGACTAACTGCAGAAATTACAGGCATACAATATAATGCTGAAGTTTATACAGATGAAACCCTAACAGATGGACAAAACAAACCTTTAAGTGATATTCCGGCTATTGGAACAACTACCCTATTATCACCAAGCATTCCAAGTGTAGTGGCAATAACTACTGGAACCAGTGCTAGTTTTACATTACGAACTACAATTAATGGTGATAGCGGACCTGTTGATAATGTTCAATTTTGGTATTCAAATACCAGCACAGGTGGATTTGTAAATTTAATTACTGTATATGGAATGGATGGAAGTAATTTTAATGCCAATGAAAATGTCCAGGGTAGGATTACTACATTACCAGCCGCGACATATTATTTCCAAGCTCGTGTAGGATTAGCTGGATTGTTTAGTCCTTTAAGTTCTACAAGTTCAGTATTTGTTTGGAATCCTGCCTTTGATTATGGTCCTATTGTTCCATAATCCAGCAATATAAAACTCTATTTAAACTATTGCAATAAATAGTTTAAACAGCCAATATACTTGATTAGACCTCAGCCTAATCATTTTAAACCTTAGGAGATATATTATGGCAGGTGTTCTAACCCTTAGTCAATGGCTTGGCGGCCCAGATGAAGTAAAAGTAGAATCAACTTTCCCCAGCAGTGAAAAAACATATGTCTATAATTTCGCTCGAACAATAGCAGGTTGGGCATTTCGTCTAGAAGCACAGACAGTGATAGTAGATAAAATTGCATATGATAGAACAGGAGAGCCAAACTTTGCCGATAGCACCGTAGTTGGATATTTTCCTAATGCTGTAATTTCTACTGCTACATTTATTACTGTAGAAAATGCCGGGACAGGAGTAGTTAGGGTAACGCATCCTAAAAATCTTTATCCCAATGAAATATTACCTGATTCCAGAGTGAATATTCCTTTATTGGTTATGGCATTAATATGGACCGATAACAATACTCCTGCACAGATAAACAGCCATCGAATAGCAAAAATCCTAGCCTGGGAACCTGGTGTCACTCCTGGTGACCCAACACTTAATACTACAACCAATTTCGTTAGTTTAGTTTAAGGAGATAAGTCAATGGCTTATACCATAAACATAACCGCAACAAACTATGTAGTAACTACATCTTTTACTGTGACCAATATCACAGTAACAGCCACAGCGAGTCCTGCATTTACTATAACAAATTCTATAGTAAATATCACCTCTACTGCTACAATTGAAAATGTTGAATTATATACCAATGCCACCTTAATCAGAGTAGATGATTTTGGAAATTATTATAAAGGTGATTGGCACAGTGGAAGAACATATATCCGCGGTGATATTGTCAACTATCAATATAGTTTATACGTTAGTAATATTGCCACAAGCACAAGTTATGTAAGCACTCTACCTCCTCCTGAAGATATAGGTAGTGTGGGTGTCGAAGACAGCGTGGGCAATTGGTCAAGTTCAACTGTATCTAAACCTAACTATCCTGTGCCCAACTGGCGTAGAGTAGTTTGGAATGAAGCAGACCGCGCCTATCTTACCATTGGTGATTATTTAGAAGTTGGCGGATTAGCTAATTTTCACGACAGTGTGGGAATAGATGGTAATTTACAAATAGATGGTGATTTACAAGCAGGTGGAAATATTACAGGAAATAGTTTATCCTTAGGAGAGTCCTTTGCGTCTGGACCTGATGATGGGGGCCTAGAGGTAGCAGGCAGTAGTATATTTCAAGGACCAGTAAATTTTCAAAGTGATATTACTATTGCCAATGATGCACTTGTAGTTGGGCAACTAAACACACATCGTATAGGCGGATACATACCGTTTGATCCAAGACCCAATCAACTTTCCAATTTATTAGAATTATTAAGCCCTTTACAAACTAATGGTAATGATATATATTTTGGAACAGCTACCAATACCACTGTTGCACAAACATATGAGATATTTCCTGTAATCTATGCTGATGTTCCTTCTTATTCATTTACAGCAACCGTATTCACACCATATGATTATGAAGTATCCGGCAATGGCAAACCTTTAGTAGGTGGATATTTAAAGAGTTTAATTGTTACTCCACCCGATACTACTGTGTTGCGAGGAATTTATGGTAGCGGAGCTGATTTTGATAGAAATTTAATTACTCAAGTTACATACCTAGGTGCTACTACACTTAGTGGATTCAGTGGGGCTGGACATTTATATAGTGTAAGATTTTCAAAATCGTTACAATTTAGTCCAGCTCCAAATATAGTTACTCGTTCAACATTAGCCGCCAGCACCAATTGGGTCGATGGCCCGGCATTTTGTATATCACAAGATGGAGAACTGCCAGTTGAAAATCCAGGTGGATTAAGAATGTATGCTGGAGGTTATGGCGATCCTGCAACTACTTCCACAGCTTCTAGATTTAATTTTACCTCTTCAGGATTAGGTATTAATAAAGATTTGAGTGTTGGCAGATTTTTATATAATAATGGTGGTAGAACCTTTTTATCTACAGCAACTATCTCTGGCCCTTTCACAGTTAATAATACTGCTACTATTAATAGTGATTTAATTAATAGTGGTGAAATAGCGTTAGATGGTGGGAAAATTAAAACCTATACTAATAATAATCTTATAGATATCGGTAATAGTGTCTTTGGTGGGTCAGTTCGAATAGGATATAACAACACTACCTATAGTGTGACATTATATGGCGAGACTAGACTACACAATGTTCAAACAGTTTCAGGTAAGTTAGGATATCTCCTAGGAAGATCAGATTCGTCTCAATATTCTGAACTTAAATTAATGGATGCTGATGAATTAATAGGTTACACAGGTAGTAGAGGTTACACCGGTAGTCAGGGCTATAATGGTAGTCAGGGTTATACCGGTAGTTTTGGACTTGGATACAGTGGATTAACAGCGGTTAATAGTGGAACTGTAAGTCTTCCTGCGTTAGTAACATTCAATCAGGCAAGTATTAATCCTGCTGAAACAGCATTTAAGGCCGGGGATTTTATAAGCATATCATTTGCAGGGAATCCGGTCGCCTATGGATATATTAATTCATTTGCCAATAATTCATGCCTAGTTGTTAATTTTACAAGTCCTGGAACCATTATAGGAGGTAGCTATCCTTTTAGTTTAGCCGGCACCACTGGCTTTACAGGAAGTCAAGGATATAGTGGTAGTGCTGGCTATTCAGGAAGTATAGGTGTAGGTTATACCGGTAGTCAGGGTAATGCTGGAGTCAGTGACAAATTTAGAACATTTAGTATTACCGCATATACACTAGGAGCTGTAAACACTACCGGAACTATTTTTGTCAATACTGGATTAAGTTGGACGATAGCACAGGATTGTATTATTGCCGCAGACATTGACCATTTTGTGCGAGCTCAAGTAATTGACTATAATGAAGCTAACGGAGAATTCATCTTCAGAGTAACTAGTAAGGTGGGTTCAGGAACTTATAGTGCCTGGACAGTCAACCTAGATGGTGCCGCTGGAGTCTTAGGGTATACCGGTAGTCAAGGTGAAATTGGATATAGTGGTAGTCAAGGATACGATGGTAGTCTAGGTTATACCGGAAGTCTTGGATTCACCGGCAGTCAAGGTGACATTGGTTATGTAGGTAGCCAAGGCAATACAGGATATGTAGGTAGTCTGGGCTACACAGGCAGTCGAGGATTCACTGGGTCTGCTGGAACAAACGGGTATGACGGCAGTCGAGGAGACACTGGATTCATTGGTAGCAAAGGTGATCTAGGTTATACCGGCAGCACGGGATTCACAGGAAG